TCGATGCCACATCATCAACTGTAGCGGATTGTAATGTAGTCCACAACGTAGCAACATCGGCTACTGTGTATGTCTTGTTTGCAGGTATCAATATCGCACCTGTAATGTTGGAAGGTGTCCAACTACACGACTGGATGCCTGTATTGGCATTATCTCCAGCGCAACTTAAATTTACTGATTTCATTTTTTATTATTTTTTTTAAGGATTATATATTACAATATCTTGTGTGTTTACTTTATTCAACCATTCGTTTTTCATTCCACTAATACTAACTACCTTGCCTGTCGTTTCAATGTAATAGTTTAAAGGATTATCTATGACACCTACTAAGTCTAATTCATCCGTAAATAGGCTTATATCCGTTATCTTGATAGTATTACCTACCTTTTGACAATAAAGGCTTGAATTGGTCGTTAAATTAACTGATACAGGTAGTGAATTATCTGTTATCATACTAAAGCTAATTATCGAACCATTTTTTAAACCGACAATATCGCTAAATTTAACAATAAAAGGTAAGTTTAAATCATCGCCTACTTTTGATGGTGTGCCAAATTCTAAGATAGTATCTATCTGATTATAAACAGGTAAGCACTTATCATCAAGCCTAAGTTGCAAGTCCTTAATCCATAAACCATCTAAACATTCTGGTAGTTTGTTGTCGTTATTTTCAGGCAAATGCAAATCATCAGCTTTTGTGTGTTGATAGTACTTTTCTTTATACCCAACGAAGTATGGCGATTCGTTTAAAACCGCCATAAACTCCGCATAAATAGGGTACAAAATAGGTATATAATTGTTAGAATATCTATCTTCAGAGTACCAATTTTGAGTTGAGTTATTGCAAATCAGCAAGGTTAACGATACATCGCCATACTCACTATTCGCTTTATACTTTTCCTCAAATACTTGGACTAAACAAACTAAAGGGAATCGACTATCTTTTTTCGTAGTACCTGCCCCATCATCTACAATTCTACTTCTAATACTTGCCCATGTTCCATGTAGGAACTGAATCGGCATACCTAATTCACTCTCTAAGTTATCGCTCACACGACTAACTATATCAGCAATGATTTGTGGTATGTTCTTAGGCAATATAGAATAAGTATGTGCCATTATAGACTAAAAGGATTTTGCTTGAAAAACAATAGTTGATTAGCCATAGCATTTCTACGTTGAACATAGCTAGGTGGGTATTTAATTCCAATGTAATTATCCTCAATATCCGAATAAGTAGAACTTATAGATACTAAGTAATCATTCAAATCATAATTCCAATTTACCATGTCATTCCATGCTCTCGTTACCTGCATACTCCCATCGGCAATGGTTGCGTTTTCCGACTGTTGCTTCGTTGAACCTAAACCTGTTAATTGAATCTCTTTCAATTCTAAAAACTTAGTATAGATATAATTAGCAATAGGACTTCTACCAACAACAAAACCACTCCACTTACGCTTATCACCCGATATATCGGTGAATGTATCACCTGTTACTATTTCATAGTATGGTGCATTCGTAGGATTAGGAGTATCAATTTCACTAATAACACTTTGAGCTAGGTCGTAACCCAATAGTGTTATTAGATACTCTTGTTCATATTGCTCAATTAAGGTAGTTACCAACTCCCCCTCTGCTCTAGTATCCACAAGATTAGGTATTGCAATACCGCCTATAAAATTGCTATATGATGTAACGTATGCCATTACTTAGTTTTCTTAGTTTTTGTTTTAAACTCTTTAGTTTCCTCAACGCCCTTAAATTCTTTTGCACTCGTTTCTTCAACTACTTCCGCCACACCTGCATCTATTAGCATTTGTGCCTTCGCATCGTTGTACTCACGAATATCGCCAGTCTTTAATTTCATTAAGTCTTGTGTTATTCTAATTCTCATTGTATAGTGGAATTTAAACTACTAGGAAGCAGCGGTCATGTAATCGGCATCAGTTGATAAGTCACCATATAAGAACGCTGTTTTATCGTTGTCCTTAACAAAGTAGTGAACTCGAACCTCACCTCTGAATGTACGCAAGTTCTTAGTGAAATCATCGTTCTCCCATCCTGCTTCAACGATTAAGTCTTTGTAGATGTAAACATTTAATTTCTCAATGTCGCATACAATGTACTTATCACCTGCAACTGCATTGGTCGCTATGATACGAAGTCCGTTGAACATCATCTCGTTAGGTGTTACCAAAATAGGTTGAGTGTATTCACCAACTGTTGTTTTAGTCAACCACATATTAGCAAATGTCAAGTGATTTACAAACACCGTATTTGGTTCATGATTCCCTGCTTGGATAGTAGCCTTAGCTGCTGTCAATACATCCCAAATCTTAGCAGGATTCGCTAATGGGTAGTAATCGGCAAACGCTGAATTTACTGTTGTATAGCCAGGTGTCATACCCGATGTAATGTAAGTATAAATGCTTCCACTTACAGCCAAACGCACTCGTGATAACAATTCATCAGACACAGCTTGTGCCATGAAGTCGATGTCATCTAACATTTCATCAGAAATCTTAGTCGTTGCAGCAAGTTTAACAGCACTTGATGTAGATACTTTTAAATCAAAATCTTGTGCAGGTTTAGCCGAACCTTCCGATGTTGTTGCAGCACCACCATCATAAGACGCTTGGTCTACATAACTGATTCGTGCGCTATTCGTTGGTCGTACAGATGCAACATCTAAGAACGTAGCTGGATTTCTACGCAATGGGTTGTAACCTGCTAACAATGTAGGTGTAGGCAACAATGTTGTAGCACCTGTAATGTTCGTTGCAATGGTCATCGTACCTGCTGCCTTCAATTCAAACTTGAATGGTGCGCTCTTGTTTACGAATGCTTTGAATCCATCACTATGTTCTTTAATGATGTCCTTCACTTGCTCTGTTACAGATTTCTCTGCTACCAAAGTTTGTGGTTGTGCTTTCAATTCATTGATGATATTACCTTGCTCAACAAGTTTATCTTCCAATGATTTAATAGCTACGTTTTGCGCTTCTGTGATTTCTTGCTTTACCGAATCAATAGCGTCTTGTTTTACGAAGCCTTTTGTAGCTTCTAGCATCTTAGCTTCTAAAGCCTCTTGTGCTTGTTTTTCTTGATCTGTCATTTTTTAAATTTTTAGATTATTAATTATTGAAACCCAATCCATTTCTTTAACTATCGGCTCTTGTTCTATCGGAGTGAATTTAATCGGCTCGGTTTCCAAAAGTGATATATGCTTAGAAATTAATTGACGTATTTTAAATTGTTCCTCAAATGGTATATGTTTCAATACCAATTCCGTTTCACGTCTTAGTTGTTCCATTTCTGAATCTACTAATTCTGCTTTCAAACCAACAAACGGAGTATTCTCATTTGCCCCCATTGTAACTACACTACCCTCGAATAAGTCTAGTTCTTTGATAATGTACGCATCAAGTTCCTTTGAATGCTCTACCTTATCCTTAATGTATCTAAACCCAATCGAGTGTTGATTCAACGTACCCGACTTATACTGCTCTAGTACATCGTTAGCTAATGGAATATTGTCTAATGTTGCCTCAAAGTACAACCCTTTTTCATCCTCAACTAACGTAGTGAACTTACCTATCGGCTTAGTCATATCATGTTGATACAAGTACGCTATTTTCCTAGCTGTGGTACTACCTACACCACGTTCATTCAACGATTTCGTGAACGCACCTTTTAGGATAATATCACTATCACTATCCTTCGTATCAAACGATGCCAAATATCCCGATACTATTCTATCGGATATTTGCACTTCGCCACCCATTGACTTATATACTATCGGTCTGTTTTTCATAATTATAATATTGCGGTTAATGTATCTGCTATACTTTCGTTATAAATCCCACTCAAACAATTACCAGTGAAATTCCATGTAACTCTAGCTTCACAACGAATCGTAACTAAATTCTTACTGAAATCATCTTGTTCGTAACCCATTTCTATCCCAATATCTTTATAAACATACAATGGAAATACGCTTGGATCTAAACCAACGATATTACCTGCTGTAACATCGCTACTATTCATTATTTTAGGGTTATTCAATGCATACCATAAGTAGTTTTGCCCTGCTTCCACAAATAATTTAGCATAGTCTGGTTGATTCAACAACCATAATTTCATGTCGTAACCACCTAAATTTTCCATATCGGCTGTAACCGCAGGTAGTATATCCTTAACCATTGTCCCTGTTGTACCTGCTGTTAAATCAGCACTCGAATAAGTAGGTGTAGAAGATATTAAATCAGCCATAAACAAATCGCTAATCTTGTTTTTTAGTCTACGTTTTAACGTATTCTCAATTTTAGTATAGATATAACCTATGTCTTCTAACATTTCGGTTGATACCTTACAATACGCAGCTATTTTTTTCATAGCAGGTGCAATAGCATCAAAATCATTATCTAATTGTGGCTTCGCATCACCTTGTACTACCTCCGTAACTGCCCCATCTTCGCTAGTTTCATCTACTAAAACTATGTTTGCTGTATTCACACTTACTTTAGGGAAGTAGTCAAGTAATGTACTTGAATACTTAGGTTGTATAGGTATGTAGTTCGCAAATGCAGGATTTATTTTATCGAAGTTGGTAACATTGTCAGCTTCTAACATTGTACCAGCAGCCTTGATGAATAATCGCTTATCACCACCTAAATTCTTTAGCATTTCGGAGTTATCCGTTAGTTGCTTGATTATTGTTTCCATCTTTATTAAATGTATTTTGTAATTCGTAATAATATTTATCCATACCCGAAACCGTATCGAGTGCTAACCCTTCTCGCATCTGATTCCATGTAATCACGTTGTTGTTGAACTCGTTAATCACCGCTTCGCCTTGTATCTTTCTAACTTCGGCTTTCAACTTTTCATCCATTTGCAACGATGGTAACCATGTATAATCGTACTTGATTATCTTGCCACGTTCACGCAAGTGCAACATATCATTCAACTGTTCCTCATAGTTCTCCGCTTCTGGGACTATCGTATCTTGATACAGCTTTCGTTCCGCACCCTCTTGATTAGAGTAAGTTGTACCTTTTTCATTTGCCAACAATACCGATGGATACCCATAGGCATCTGCTATCGTCATTACATCGGCTGTTTCCATTTCTAGCAACATCATATCACGAACGGGCATAGCCATTTGTTGATACGACAACGCTGCATTCGTTATAATGAGTTGATCTTGCGTACTTTTTAATCCATATCTACGATAATCTGCTTGTAATTGCTCTTTATCGGATGGAGATAATGGTAATGTACTAATGTTATCCTTTGTTTGATTACTCAATATGCCTATCGCACCACGCTTGTCCGCAATAGTGCCTCTAGCTTCAAAGTTCTTTATGATATTATTAATCGGGTAACGTAGTGGTATTAACTTAGAATCGGGAATTACTAAGTTGTTGAAATTCGTACTAAGGTCGGTGAATATGTATATACTAGATTTATCCAATTCCGTCTTAACGCCATTGTATGTAAACGCAATGGAATCTATCATATCCATGTGGTTCTTAGCCATCAAATACTTGTTGTTCGTTCTTATCGTAACATAATTAGGTGGGATTACCCACAATGATGATACCCTACTAAAGTCCTTGAACCCTGCTGGTTGCATCACCATCACTGGGCAATACCCATAACTTTGTATATACGAATATACTTGCGCCCTAAATTGCCTGTCCGTTTGAACAGGATTTGGTTTACGCAATAAACTCATTAAATCTTCATCAGTAGTATAGTTACCTGTACTTGTATCTAGTAATTCGGCTTTACCATTGATGAACGCTGTTGACTTTCTATTTATAATTGTTGTAAGTGGAGGACAATTTAATAAGTAGTATTCAATATTCTCAACTGTGATATTCTCCCATTGAGTTTTGTTGTTCCACTCAAAGAATTGTATTCCATTATTTTCGGGCATTACAATATTAAGGTTCTTTTTTGAACCAAATCCTCCAAACAGATTAGATAGTATGTTCGCCAAACTTTTCTTTTTAACCCTATCCTCTCTAGGCTGATATTACATCGCTTATTTACGAAGTAGGGCAGTTAAACTAACGCAAAGATATAAACTATTTCACAATATCAAATTTATTTTTTTTTATCTATCGCAGTCGACTACTTCTTCACCCTATTCCTATGACTATATATAGCCATGCGAATCGAATCAAGGCAGTGATTGAACTCGTCTACCACCTTATTCGTATTCTGTCCGTTAATCTCAACGAACCGATACTTCATCAACTCGACCTTCAAGTTCCTACTAGTTTTCGTATATCGTACTGTCTTCTGTTTCACGTGTAACACACCATTCAATATCGAACCTGCACCCTTCTCGGCTGGTAATCCTATGACACCCAACCTACGAATCTGCAATATCATTTCCTTATCATGGTCGCAATACACCGCTTGTTCCGTAGTATATCCATTCTCATGCATGATGTGTACTATCACTTCGGCATGAATCCCAGCGGTGTAACTCAATTCTTCAACTACATACGTTCCATCCTCCATGATAGCTATCTTCGTTATCGCTGTCGGGTCGTTGGTATAACCCCAGTCAATACCCCATATAATCTCTTTCACCCCTTCCGTTGGAAACTTCTCTATCTCCGCCCATGAATACACCAACCCCGATAGTTTACCTGTCAACCCTCTAGCATACACACGCCACATATCCTTATCGGCAATACGTTCTATCTCGTCATGCTTATCTTGACTGATATACATATTATGCTCATGCCACGACCGAATCAACTTCACCGATGGGTATTGTGTCTTATTCGTCAACAATATATCATGTACCCAAAACCTAAACGTAGGGTTGTAATCTATGAACGTGCGTTTCTGTGTATTCCTATTCAAGATGTCAAACGTAGCGTAATCAAACCTCGTTGCTTCACTCATATACAGGTAGTGGTGCTTACCACCTTTCGCCATTTCGGGATCTTCGTAACTCTTAAACTCCATCGTTGAACCTGTCGTGAACGTATATTTCCTATCTTGAATATTAAACCCTTTAACGAATCTTCGTAGCGATGGATTACCCATGACTAGCTGTGCCATAATCTTCATCACATCCTCCTTCAACTTAGGAATCGTACTACCTGCAACCACAATATCAATGTTATCTTCAGTACAAGCAAATGTGGCTAAGACTTGCATGATGGAATATGACTTTGAAGAATTGTGTACTAATAACTCTTGGCCACCGAAGGCCACATGGTAGTTGTGATTATTTTTTACACTCAAATCATAGACTATTGGCACATCGGCCACATACTCCCATGATTTAATATCCTCTAATCTAAACATCACTAAATTTATTTTTACGTCTGCTTACAATTTCTTTAATAGTACATTCACTTACGCCATATTTTTCGGCCAAAGATTTTCGGCCATAATACCTTTTAGTACAATTCGACACATATTCCCTTATTTCGGCCACATCCTTATTGCTTAACTTGGCCATACCATTAATCTCACCTTTCATTCTAGGCTTATTACAAACTTTGTAGGCATGAAGCATATTATCTTTTTTGCTACAATATTCTAAATTGGCCACGCTATTATCATCTTTTATACCATTCAAATGATTTATTTCAAACTTGTCTGGCCTATCACCAATAAAGGCCATAGCCACCCACTTATGTACTACCCATGAATGATATTTACCACTATCTGCCTTCAACATAGTTTTCAAATACCCATCTTTAGTTTTAGATGGCCTAATAATTCGTTCTTGGCCACTACCTTTCCAATTAAATGTTTTAAGTCGGCCTTCACTACTTACCTCGTAGTTACTAAAGTTCGGTATTTTTCTCCATTCTTCTTTCATCAAACAAAGATACAATATCTTTTAGACATAACCAACCACCTTCAAAATATATTTCATGATCGGCAGTAGCTATTAATACACTCCCATCGGCCAGAGTTAACTTTATAGTTTCCTTAGTATTGGCATAGGCCATAGTATCTTCTACCTCATCCCAAGATTCGGCCATAGTATCTTCGGCCATAGTCTTAACGATATCGCCAACTACAATTTCGCTAATAGGTATTCGGCCACGCTTAGTTACTACCAAAGTTTCTGGTGCGAAACAATACGTGCCTCCTTGATTCACAACTATCCTTTCCGTTGCTAAGAAATTAGCATCGTATAACGGATTCGGTTTATTTACAAATAGTTCGGGCATTAATCTATCGTTGGTTACATCGGGATTCCTATCGGTAGTTCTACTAACACCTTCGTTGCACCTAGTCTTTCCATCTTTCGTTTATAATAAAACTTCTTACCACCCTTCACACGATACGCATCGGCATCACCAACCTTAAACAATATCAATGGTTCAACGTAATCCGATACCCTCACATACCACCCATTAGAGTATAGTAGTACATCTTTGTTGTATCGTATTTGGAGTGTGAAGGTTAGCATAGTCTATGCAAAGATATTATAAATACATTATAAATAGTGTACAAGTACTAAAATATTTTTTCAAGCTACTACTACATGACTTCTATCAGTGTGGTGTTATACATACATTATATATCCATTATGTTATTATAGTATATTATTATTATTTATTTTATTATTATTAAAATTTTATATATAGTATAGACAACACAACGTATAGGGTATAGCTAATCATCAGTTCTACTCGGCTATGCTAGTCTATTAAACACATTACGATTATTTATATATATTGGAAGGGTAATTTAGAGAGATGGGATATAGGGCAGTCTGATGGCTAGTTTGCCGAGCAACATCTTACCACTAATAGTTAGCCGAATAGTACCCATAATATTTATTATGTTAAATAGAAAGGAATCTATGTGTTATATTGTTATTTATATATGTTAATAATATTAACAAAGTCCCCTACCCTACCCTACTACTTCAGCATCTTCGGTGCTATCATCATCAAAGTTTGAAGGAAACAAGGTAATAGTTTGGCTATCAGCAATGGTAACGGTTACCCGATCTAACTCAACATTAGTGTTAAGCGTTTCCTGCCTGGATAACTTCGGTTTAAAGTACTCCATGACATTAAGATAGGCATTGATATACGCTGTGCCTTCAAGTTTATTCATTTCCTCCATGAATTTATCAGTCAAGCCAGTGGTAATGGTTTCTTTTAATAGCTCCCAACCTTTAGTTTTGGTAGATAACGTCCCCTTTGGCTTACCTTTAGGATTACGAACTTCACCTTGTTTAATTAACCAGGGCTTAGTTTGCGTTATATTATTATCTTTCAACATCAATTATATGTTATAATGCAAAGTTATACAAATATAATAATACTATACAATACTATTTTAAAGCTAATTAAGACAATATAATGATATAAGACATACAAACACCTTAGAAAGACTATGATAGGCTAAATAAGGCTTAAAATGAGTTTAAAGTATATTGCATAAAAAAAGTAGGATTATTAGTCCTACTTAGTTAGTGAATGTATGATGTGTTTATTCTGATTTAAATCTATAAATTTGAGAATGTAGTTTAAATTCTGATGTACCTGCCATTGGATGATTGCCTGCATATTGTGTTATACTTGCAAGTTCACCATCTAAAAAAAATAGGTATTCATTAGCTTCGATGTTTTCTATTACTTCCGCATCATTAGGACGTGAATAATCCATTTGCATATTCCCATTCTCATCTTCATAATCGAATCCTACTAAATCCATAAAGTCCGCATGTTGATTAATTGCATTTTCTTTAGCTGCTTCAGTTAACTCATTGAATGAGTAAATGTTTATTGATATTGTTTTCATTTTGTTTTATTTATTGTTTATTGATTAAAAGTTAAAAATATCTTTGTATGATCTTACATAACAAGACAATAATTCTATTTCTTCGTCTTGTTGTTCTTCGCTTAATTCGTGCCAATTATCTGTAATATCTGAAGCTATGTCGTAGATTGACTCATTACTGCCATAAAATATAGGAACTCCACATGTATTAGTTACTCCATCAAATGTTAAATACACCTCACTATTAAAATAATCTTTCAGTAAAATATATATTTGTTTCTTTTTTGGCAATATAGATTCGATTGGCGTATATTCTTTATTTAATATAGCGTCAAATATTTGTTTAGTCGTAGGATTGACTATTTTATAAAATTGTGTTTGTGTTTGCATGATGTTTAACGGTTTTTAATTGATAAATTTGATAATGATTTCATTAGTTGGTTTATTCTATACTCCTCTAAACTATCACCAGGTGTTAATTGTTTTAATTCATTGGTTAACTTAGAAGTTAGTATAGGTAAGTGAAAAGTACATTGTGAACATAGAGCTGATTTATATACTTTCTTAATACGGCGTATTTCTAGGCGTGTTATTTGCATTGTGGTGAGTTTAAAGGTTAATATTAATATTTTTAATCATTACAGAATAAATGTAATATGAATAAGTATGCCACATTTTTTCGCTATCATATTTTTTATTCAATGGATTAATCCCCAGTGAATTTAAATATGTTTCAATATCATAATTAGAAAAGTAAAAGTGAAAGGGTATACCTTGTAAATAATCCTCAAAACGTTTTTGATCGTTTGGAATACGTTTGATATTATTAGGATAATTTGCAACTCTATTAAATTCACTATATAAATGCATACTTGCATCCTTAATAGTCTTAAATTCATTTTCGTTGTAATCATATACACAATCTAGTATATGCTGTTCAATTTGTTTTTTTACTACGTTTTTCATATTTTTTGTTTTTAAATGTTGCGTTATTGCTACATTTCGAATACAAATATATATTTAACTATTTAAATATTGTAGTTATTTACTTGTTAATACATATTTAACTATTTGTTTGATTCGATATTAACCAATGATAGCCTACATTGTAGCTAATTGTTAATGTTTGGTTATATGGAATATTACTATTTTTTACAGCTATTTAAGTAAGTATATATTTACACAATGAGAAAAGATAGAATGAAACCTACTGGCAATAAAATAGGATCACCGAAAAAATATAATTGTGATATTAAGACAATTACAATATCAATTCCAGTACTGGCAATAGATAATATTAGAAAGTTTATTGAAGTTGAAAAACTAAAGTACATTATAAAAAAATAGTTAGATTCAACTAACTACTATACACTACGAATAAATAAATTAAGTTAGATAAGACTAACAATAAAAGTTGCATTAATCTAACTTCAATACAACTATGAATCAAACAACTATTATGAGAATAAATTTAGGGTAAAATAACCCATCCTTGCTTTTTGGTACTGAAATGGCACTCTTGCTTTTTGAATCTGAATAGGGTATCCGTTTTTTGGAATCAAAATCACTATCCCGCTTTTTTGAATAATTTTTAGATTCCTAGCTTTTCAAATAAAAATAAGGCTATCTATCACCGAAGTAATAATATAGCCTTAATGGTACGTTTCTGTTAGAATAAACACTATTCTACCTACCACACTCCATAGTATAACCATTCTTAGTATATTCATCCTCGAATAGTTTGATTTCTTTTCTATCCTTGTCGCATATATCATACTTCTTAGTAGAATAGTTAGGATGTGAATAGGTACATTGCCAACATCTTTTTTTGTTGCAACTAGATAAAGCTAATAGGATAGCTACTCCAATGATTAATTTTTTCATATTGTTAGTTTTAAATACCAGTTATCCAACACTTAAACTGATTGACATTAAACATCTTACTTTCGTTCATGTATGTAGTCGTCAATTCACGATTGTCTTGAACTTTAAGTTGTTTAGCATAGTGATGCAATGATGACAAAGGCATATTGAGTTCATCGGCTAATAGCTTAGAATCTACATGATAGTAGTCTGCATGGATTCGTGTTTCCTGGTAGTGGTTAAGCCTTAGTTTGCGTGGTTTGGGTGTGGGAGTCATTATCATTCATGGCTGTGAGTAGCCTTACTTTTAAAGTTGTTCGATTTCATCCTTAACTTGTAGCCAATATTTAAGATTAGGATTTAAAGTTCCTTTCATATCAGAAATGTATGTATCTATATAATCCCATTGCTCAATTATTTCTAATACTGCAATTTTAGCACATCTTTTAGCTTCGATTTTAGATATAGTATTTTCTAGTTCAATATCGAATAAGTTATAATACTTCTCAACGAGTTCTACCGCCTTCTGTTTTGCTTCATTCATAGGACAAAGATAGTTAACTTATCCATACTACCAAATTTATTTTAAAATTAATTATATTATTCGATAGGGTTACTAATAAATTCATCATACCATTGCATCAAGTCGCCAATAGTTCTAACTATGATGTAGATACCGCCTGATTGATTGATAGTTTGTTCATATTTCTTTTGGTCATCACTCTGACGATCTTTTTTATACTTTATTTCTATCTTAACACTTATACCAAACTTTGACCATTCTGGCTTAATTGTAGCCGAAATATCGGCACTTCCTTTCGTTCCTGTACCTCTTTGCCACTCAACGCTTCCAATGGTCTTTTTATGCCCTAGAATATCAGTTACTACTTTAGTCTTATCTATTCTACGCCCCATTGTAGTAATCTTTTCGGCTTGATGTCCGTTGAATGTTAGGAAATCAATACAGCACCTAGTTAATCCATTCGCTGAATTATCTGTTTTGTCATAGAACCCAAAATAAGCACGTTCCTTATCGGTTAGTATTGTATTGTACTTTAGCTGGTGGTATGAAAGTTTTAAGGCTATCATACGGAGTTTTTGGTCTTTAGTCATTAGAATAGTGTTTGTTGTTGGATGTAAGTTTTAAATATTACCATAATACCCTACTTTATTTTTTATCCTACTAATCACTCTTTGGCTTACAGAGTATATTTTTGCTATATCTATTTGACGCATATTATTATTAAGCAATTCTCTTATTTCTTTAACTTGAGATTCACTTATTTTAACTTGCTTAGATATTCTTTTTTCTATATTTTCTTTACTATGCTTTCTGCCTGTATTAGCTTTTAAAGATGCTAATATAAAATTCTTATGCAACCCTCTTTGTTTAGCTTTTATTGAAATTAACTTTTTGGTATCATCACTTAATACTCTGCCTAATGAATTACTTTTACCTTTTCTATTTTTACTAAGATTTTTTTTAGTTTCTTCAGAATGCCTAAACCCTTTAGAGTTACCCGCTATTTTACAAATATTTAAAAAAGGGTTAATAGAATCTAAATAATATTGCTCTCTTTCTATTAATACTTCTATGTTGCAATATTCAATAACATCAAAAATAAAATTTTCTTCTCCATACTTGTTAAAATAGTTTTGAAGTTTTTTGTTGCAATGTTTATTTTTTTTAAGGTCATGAAGATGTCTATGCTTCCTATTATAAATATTAGTTGCAGAGCCAATATAAATTTTATCATTTATGCATATTTGGTATATCCCGCTTTTCATAGTACAAATATAATACTCTTTGTCTATTAAAACAAGGTTAATTGTCTTTTAAATTCATTAAATCTTTTTTCTTGTGCTTTAAAATAATCAGAATCAATTTCGAACCCAGTAAAGCTAAGTTTGGCTTTGTGCGCTGCTATTCGGCTTGAACCCGAACCGAGATGCGTGTCGAGGATTTTGTCGGTTGGTTTTGCATATTTTTGTAGAATCCAATCATAAAGTTTTGTAGGCTTTTGGGTTGGATGTATTTTATCGTCATATCCATATGAAAAATGGTGCATCCTAAAAATTCGTGCAACTTTATTTTCAATAGAAGTCCAAGCAAATTCAGCATCTGCCATCGGGTTTGTTCCGTTCATCTTATCCCATATTAAAAAACATTGTGTAGGTTTCAAATAGTCAATAAAGTAATTGCCACCCCACACAATTTGATTTTTAGATACTCTGAATAGCTGTTCCCAATATTCTTTTGTTGGTGGTTCTGCATCCCAACTATCTGCTCCCATTCCTTTAAAACTTTTACCTATCATTCCACCTCTTGGCTTTAGTTTTTTGCCTAACCCATACGGCGGATCGACAATAGCCAAGTCAAAATATTTATCAGGGTACATTTTCATGCCTTCAATACAGCACATATTATAGGCTTTGTTTTCTATCATATCTAGTGAGTTTAATATAAAAGTTTTACGTTCCGATTCCTTGCAATATTTCATTGCTTTTAAAATTAATTGTTTCGTTTTTGGTGTCATAGTGTTAATTTATCTAAGTTAGTTGCAATGGTTGCAAAGTTGTAACATACTGAAACCCTTTGCCAGTGCGGATAGTTGCAAAGTTGCAAAGTTGCACGTGTAAATATAAATATTTCTATTTAGTAGTATTATATTATAATTTATTATATATATATAGTAAAATATATTCTTATAGGAAATTGCAACTTTGCAACTATCGTTGGTATCATTGAGTTTCGCTTGCAACTTTCGGGTAACTTTCTTGCAACTTTGCAACTTTCTAATATATCTTTTCATAGTTCGCTCGTTCTATAACGTTAAATAATGCCTTATTTCGGCTCAAAAATGACTTTACTGAACCTACCTTAATACCTACCTTCAAACCGTATTCAATAGCCGTTTTAGAGGTAAAAATAGAAGGTAATGAATTATAAAATAATCTAAAGTGTTCTGGTAGTTTGTCCACAGGCGTTTCTGGTGACATGATTTGCATTGACTTATGAATATTGCCTAAGAAATACTCTGTTAATCTTATAGCCTTATCCATTGTAGACTGAGATACTTCATAAGCCTCTAGGTTATCCATTATTTCAATTATAACCGACAAACGCAAGCAATAGTCTTGATACTTAGCGATAATACCTTTTGTATTATTATCAAATGCAACATTATATTTCAAACATTTAACGTCATGCCATTGTTTATATAATCTTTCCGCATCTTCAGATAATTCAAGTATTCTTTTAGGTTGTGATCTTAAATTTAGTAATTCGTTGAATATGTACTCAAATCTGGATATCACCGCATCAGATATAGGATATTTCCCCCAC